CGTAATGATCTCGTTCAACGTCACCGGCTCCTTCGAGGATCTGGAGCGATTCCTCAGAAAGGCTTCGCGTCTCAACATCCTCTCGATAATGGACTCCTGCGGTCAGGCTGGTGTCGAGGCTCTCCAGGCAGCCACCCCCGTCGACACCGGTCTGGCCGCAGGTTCTTGGGGCTATGACGTCCAGGCCAAGGGCGGTTCATATTCCATCAGTTGGACGAACACCGACATCGAAAGCGACTTTCCGGTCGCGATCATGCTCCAGTACGGATACGGAACCGGAACCGGAGGCTACGTGCAGGGCCGGGACTACATCAACCCCGCGATGAAGCCCATATTTGACGAGATCGCAGACAAGGTATGGAAGGCGGTGACCTCCGCATGAGCAGTATCGACCAGCGCGTCGTTCACATGACGTTCGACAACAAGCAGTTCGAGGCGGGGATCGCCTCAACCCTCTCCGATCTCCAGAAGCTCAACCGAGGTCTTCAGCTCCAGGGCGCCACGAAGGGCCTGAAGGACGTCGATTCCGCAGCTAAGGGGGTCTCCCTCAAGGGTATTGCCGACGGTGTCGACTCGATCGCCGGCAAGTTCTCGAAGCTGTCGGTCATCGGTACCACCGCGCTGGCGACAATCACCAGCAAGGCCGTTATGGCCGGCGGGCAGATGCTCAAGGCCCTCACGCTCGATCCGGTCATGGCCGGCTTCCACAACTACGAGACTCAGATCAACGCGGTTGGGACCATCCTGGCCAACACGGGTCTCGAAGGATCGAAGGGCCTCGCCAAGGTCAACAAGGCCCTCGACGAGCTGAACACGTATGCCAACCAGACGGTGTACAACTTCAGCGACATGGCCAAGAACATCGGTACCTTCACGGCTGCCGGCGTCGGTCTGCAGACCTCGGTCAACTCCATCAAGGGCATCGCGAACCTCGCGGCAATCTCAGGATCGACCTCCGAGCAAGCATCGACCGCCATGTATCAGCTGTCGCAGGCGATCGCCACGGGCACCGTCCACCTCATGGACTGGAACTCTGTGGTCAACGCCGGCATGGGCGGCAAGGTCTTCCAGACCGCTCTGATCAATACGGCCCGGGCCAGCGGTGTCGCGATCGACAGCATCATCAAGAAGTCCGGCAGCTTCAGGGACAGCCTTCAGAAGGGTTGGCTCACCTCGAAGATCCTGACTCAGACCTTGTCTCAGTTCACCGGAGACCTGAGTCTCAAGCAGATCCAGGCGATGGGCTTCACCAAGAAGCAGGCCGAAGAGGTTCTGAAGCTTGGTAAGACCGGCGTCGACGCTGCCACCAAGATCAAGACGGCGACCCAGCTGACCGATGCGCTCAAGGAGGAAGTGGCCACTGCATGGTCCGCTATCTTCAAGACCATCTTCGGCAACATCAACCAGGCGACAACCCTCTTCACCGGCATCCACAAGGTCGCCGAGAGCGCCCTCACCGCCCCGGTCTACAAGCTGAACGAGTTGATCAAGGGCTGGGACAAGCTCGGTGGTCGCAAGGTTCTCATCCAAGGACTCAGCGACGCCTTCCACATCCTGAGTTCGGTGTTGAAGACCATCGGAAGCGCCTTCAGAGAGATCTTCCCGCCGACCACGGCCAAGGATCTCTACGACATGACGGTCTCTTTCAGGGACTTCATGGAACGGCTCAAAATGGGGGGCCAAACTGCAGACGAACTCAAGCGCACCTTCGCCGGTGTCTTCGCCATTCTCAAGATCGGCTGGGACATCATCAAGGCTGTGGGCACTGCGCTCTTCAGTCTGTTCGGAACGGTGGCAGGTGGCTCCGGGGGATTCCTCAAGGTAACTGCCAGCATCGGCGACTTCCTGGTGAAGCTCGAAAAGGCCATCAGCAAGTCGATGGTTTTCAAGTCGTTCTTCGGGACGCTCGCCGCGGTCCTCTCCGTACCGATCCAGCTTCTCCAAATGCTCGGCCTCTACATCGGATCGCTCTTCGACAAGTTCGATGGTAACAAAGCGACCAAGGGCCTGAGCGACGTTTCGAACCAGATCCAGTCTCTGAACAAGTACAGCCACGCTGCCGTTGCCATCTGGGACGGCATGGTCAGCGCCATCAAAACCGTCGGCAAGTACGTAGACGAAGCCTGGAAGAAGATCTCCGGATTCTTCAAGAACCTGGGGACCAGCGGCACCGCTACGAGCAATGACTTCAACCTCGTGCTCGCTGCGATCCAAACCGGCCTCTTCGGCGGCATTCTGCTCATCGTCCGCAAGCTCGTAAAGTACTTCACCAGTGGAGGAAGCCACGGCCCCGTTCGCAGCATTGTCGAAGCGATCCGGGAGCCCTTCGAAGAACTGACCAACACTCTGAAGACCATGCAGAGCGTCCTCAAGGCGGCAACGCTTCTTGAGATCGCCGCTGCCGTCGGTATCTTGGCACTCGCGATGTCGACGTTGTCCAAGATCGACGCGAACGGTCTCACCCGAGCCAGCATAGCTATCACCGTCATGTTCGGTCAGCTGCTTGGCTCGATGGCGATCTTCCAGAAGTTCATCGGAACCGCAGGCTTTGCAAAACTGCCGTTCATGATGCTCTCTCTGATAGAGCTCGCTACTGCCGTGACCATTCTGGCTAAGGCCGTCTCGATGATGGCGAAGCTGGACTGGAACGGACTTGCTAAGGGATTGACGGGTCTTGCCGGCACGATGGCTGTCCTCGCGGGCGGTCTGAAGTTGATCGGAAACCCGGAGGGTCTGATCCTCACAGGCTTCGGCCTGACCGAGGTCGCCGGCGCCATTGGCGGTCTCGTCGCAGCAGCGATCGCGATGTCTAAGTTGGACTGGAACGGCCTCGCAAAGGGTATTTCTGGTCTCGCCGCCATCCTCGCCAGCCTCGGTCTCTTCGCCAAGTTCGCAGAGGGAAGCGGTGCGGGCGCCATCCGTACTGTCGGTCTCATCCTGCTGGCAACAGCGATCAAAATCCTCGTGAGTGCCATCAAGGACTTCGACGGAGTCTCCTGGGAGACGATCGCCAAGGGTCTAACCGGTATCGCGGCTCTTCTCGGAGCTCTGACTCTTTACACGAAGTTCTCCAAGGCAAATGCCGCGGGGATCGCTCAGGGTGCCGGGATCGTCCTTCTCGCGGGGGCCATCAAGGTCCTCGTCTCAGCAGTCAAGGACTTCGAAGGGGTCAGCTGGGAGAACATAGCCAAGGGGCTCGTCGGTGTCGGGGTTCTACTGGGCAGCTTGGTGCTGTTCACCATGTTCGCCAAAGCCGACGCAGGCGGAGTGCTGCAAGGTGTTGGCCTCGTTCTGCTGGCATCCGCCATCAGGATCTTGGTCAGTGCCGTTCAGAGTTTCGCCGGCATGTCGTGGGAGGGAATCGCCAAGGGGCTCATAACCTTGGCCGGCGCTCTCGCCATTATCACTGCTGCGTTGATGCTCATCCCTCCGACGGCACCGCTTCAGGCTCTCGGAGTCCTGGGTGTAGCCATCTCGATGGGGATGATCGCCAGCGCCCTGCAAAACATGGCGTCAATGAGCTGGGAAGGGATCGCAAAGAGCCTCGTCGAGATGCTTGGAGCGTTCACGATCATCGCTGCGGCCTTGATCGTCATCCCGCCGACTGCACCGCTCTCAGCGGCCGCCATCCTGCTCGTCGCTCTGTCGCTTGGTCAGATCACTGACGCACTTGTCAAAATGGGGGAGATGCCTTGGGGAGCAATCGCCAAGAGTCTCGTCGAACTGGCTGGTTCGTTGGCGATCATTGCCGCCGCGATGATTCTCATGACGGAAGCCCTACCGGGTGCCGCCGCGTTGATCGTCGTCTCAGCGGCGTTGAGGATTCTCACTCCTGCGCTCGAAGCAATGGGCTCTATGAGTTGGGGCGCGATCCTCAAGAGCCTGGTCGAACTGGCTGGCGTACTCGCCATCATCGGTGTCGCTGGACTCTTGCTGACTCCGGCCATCCCGACCTTGCTTGGACTCGGTGCGGCTGTGGCCATCATCGGTCTTGGCGTGCTTGCCGCGGGTGTTGGACTGTCGCTGTTCGCAGCGTCGCTCAAGGCTCTCGGTGCGAACGTCGGAGCGTTCAACAAGGACATCAAGAAGGCCGGCCCGGGTCTCGTCCAGTCGATCGAAACGATCATCGTCTCGATGGCCAAGGCAGTTGTTCGGGAGACGCCGAGAATCGTGGGCGCCTTGCTGAACATGCTGCTGAACATGCTCAACCAGCTCAACAAGTATGTCCCACGATTGATCGACGCCGGCGCCAGGCTGATCGTAGCTATCCTCAACGGCATCGCGAAGAACATCGGGAAGATCGTAACGGCAGCTACCAATGTCGCGGTGAACTTCCTCAACGGCATAGCCAAGAACCTTCCGAGAATCATTCAGTCCGGCGTGAACCTGATCCTCAGTTTCATCAACGGTCTGACGAAGGCGATCAACTCCAATTCGGCCGCACTCGGCAAGGCCGGCGGCAACCTCGCCGTCGCGATCATCAAGGGTATGGCTACTGGCCTCAAGGCCGGTGTCGGACAGATCGTCTCTGCCGCCGAGGGAATGGCTAAGTCAGCGATTGACGCGGCCAAGAACCTTCTGCACATCAACTCACCCTCAAAGGTGTTCATCGCAATCGGCCAGTCCGTGAACGAGGGCTTCTACAAGGGTCTGATGAGTGGCGACAGGAAGAAGGTCGACCAGGCGTTCGACGCCCTGCGAGACCGCATCAAGTCGGCAATGCAGAGCTCGGGCAGGGAGATCGACACCCTCGAAGCCAGGCTGAAGAGGCTCACCAAGGCTCGGCACAAGGACAACGCCGAGATCGCCCAGACGAGGAGGGAACTCAAGCAGGCCGAGAAGGAGCACAAGGCAGAGGCCGCTGCCTACGACGAGGTCACCAAGAAGCTCAACAAGCAGCATGCTGCTATGGACAAGCTGACCGACAAGTACAACAAGGTCTCGGCTGCTGTAAAGAAGGCGCAGGACACGCTCGCTAACGCGATCAAGACCCGCGACGACTACAACAAGCAGATCCACGACCAGTACGACGCTCTGCCGAAGATCGGCGCCGATACCACGGTCGCCGGGTTCGAGGGAGACCTCGAGAAGCAGATCGAGAAGACCAAGGAGTTCATGAATGCGCTCCAGCGTCTTCGTAAGCTCGGTCTCAGCGACGTCATGTACAAGGAGCTTCTGGCAGACGGTATCGATGCATTGCCATTCGCCCAGCAGCTTCTCGCGCAGGGCAAGGCTGGCATCGCGCACGTCAACGATCTCGGTTCACAGCTCGACACTGCCAGTACGGCTCTCGGCAAGACGGCATCCACCCAGCTCTACCAGGCGGGTGTCGACGCAGCCAAGGGTCTTCTCAAGGGCCTCCAGGCCGAGCAGAAGGCACTCGAGCACCAGATGGAGAAGCTCGCCGACGCGATGGTCAAGGCCATCAAGAAGAAGCTCGGCATCAAGTCTCCGTCTGTCGTTATGAAGGAGCTCGGCGGATTTTCCGCGCAGGGACTCGTCCGAGGTCTGGACGAAATGTCCGGTTTGGTAGAGACGTCTGCGGCACGTATCGGCGACAGGGCGATCAAGTCGCTCGGCAGGTCACTCTCGGGAATGTCCGATCTGGTGACGAGCAACGTCGATATTCGACCCACCATCACTCCTGTCCTGGACCTGTCCAGCGTCAAGAAGGACGCGGGTCAAATTGGAGCCATGCTGAACGGCCAGTCTCTTTCGGTCGCGTCCGCATATTCCAAGGCCGCAAATCTCTCCGCGGGATACATGAGCACGCAGTCGGCAACTCCCGCGGCTGCAACTCCTGCCCCACCGACCGAAGTCACCTTCAACCAGTACAACAACTCGCCCAAGGCTCTGTCTTCGGCCGATATTTACCGGCAGACGAACAACCAGCTGTCGGTAGCTAAGAACGCTCTGTCTACCAACAAAACGAAGGGAGCTCTGACGCCGTAATGCTCACCCAGCTCGAAGTCGCGACCAGTCAGGGCAGCCTGCTGAGTCTCCCGCTGAGCGACACGTCCAGTGGGTTTGTCGTTCAACAGATCGACGGCATGGACCCGGTCAAGGCCACCCTTTCGTCGACGGGCTTCGCCGGCTTGGACGGAGAGCAGTACCAGTCCGCCAGACGTGAGACCAGGAACATCAAACTTCAGCTGGGTCTCCAGCCGGACCCCCTCGTGGACACGGTTCGAGACCTGAGGAAGCGCTTGTATGGCTACCTCATGCCGAAGGCTCAGGTGACCCTCACGTTCTACATGGACGACGGGCTTACGGTGAGTATCGCGGGGGTGGTGGAGTCTTTCGAAACCACCATCTTCGCTCAGGAGCCCTCGGTGGATATTTCGATCATCTGTTACGACCCGGACTTCTACGTCCCGACGCCGTCAACACTGACCGGGAACTCCACCGAGAGCACTGCAGTAACGATCGTCGACTACGACGGAGAAGTCGAGACGGGGTTCGTGTTCACACTCAACGTCAACCGTACGCTGAGCGGGGTCACGATCTACAACACCGACTCGAACAATCTCACTCGTACGCTCGACTACGCAGGCTCCCTTGTCGCCGGCGACGTGTTGTCCATCAGCACTGTCACTGGCGACAAGGGGGCAACCCTGACCCACCTCAGCGCATCCAGCTCGGTTCTATTCGGCATCGCCCCCGGTTCGGACTGGCTCACCATGATGCCTGGCCTGAACAAGCTCCGTGTCTACGCGGTAGGAGCCGCGATACCGTACACCATCCAATACAC